TAGCTCTTTACCTCAAAGAGAACAGCTAAACTCTTTAGAACTCTCCAGTTCTTTCAAGTTCTGGAGAGTTTTTTTATGTATTTTGGTATTCTTTTCACTCCTTTTATAATCATCCTTCGGATGGCTTTTATTTTTGTAGTTAGTCGACCATACCAAAGAAGTAAATTAAGTAGGTAAAAGTAAGCCACAGTTTTTTTAAGTTTAATAGTCGGTGCTGTGCATTGAGGGCGATTTATCTAAATATACTATAAAATTAAAAAAAAAGCAAGAGATTTTTTTAAAATGTTTCTAAATTGTTACACAATTGTTACAAAATGTTTCTAAATTGTTACACAATTGTTACAAAAGATTCCAGCAGAAATTAAAATAATTTTAAAAAAGACTTGACATTTTTAAATTTAAAGTTTTAGGATAGAAAACAGGCTTTTCTTAACTAATATTATTTAAATATTAAATGCTTGATTTCTTCGCCAAGATGTGTTATGCTTTTTAGCGTTCTGACCGACAGAGCATTTGTTCATTTTATTTAAGGAGATAGATATGGCACAATACAAAAGTAAAACTCAAAACTATATTCGTAAGTTTAATTCATTGGAATTAGCTAACGAGTATGCTAAAAATCTTGGATATACTTTAAGATATTCCAATCAATTCAAAGAGGATAGGTCTTTTATATATGAGAACGACAAAGCCTCTCCTACAACAATATATATTAAATCAACTTGGGATTATTTAGACGATAGTTCTTTAGATATGGGAACTGTTTGGACTGTTCAAAGATTTTATAGAAATACATTAATGGATGTTTAATTTAATAGGAGAAACTTATGAGTTATGATGTTTATTTTAATATACAATATAAAGATGTTATAAGTGATGAAATCTTTATACGAGGTGTTGGAGAATTTAATTATACTTATAATATGAGAAAGTTCTTTGATGACTTTTTACAATTTAATGATAGTAATAAACAAGGCATTAAAGGATTTCATGGAATGTTAGCTAAAGATGCTTGGTTTATATTACATAAAACTATTAGTTCTTTTAATCAATCAGATATTAATTTTGATTGGTTTAAAAAAGAAATGGAAGATAAATATAATTCTTCTAATGGTTGGGGTAGTGTAGATACTGCTATGAAATTCCTTACTAATCTGTTAAATACTTGTAAAGAAAATCCAACAGCAGTAATAAGTATTTGTTAATTCTAATGCTATTATTTAAGTATTAAATGCTTGACTTTCCCACCGATCTGTGCTATGCTTTTTGGGTTGGTGGGTTGCCAAGACTTAAAAATCTTTATAACACTAAGGAGATATTATGAGATTTAATTATGAAGAAAAAGATCATTTAGACATTGTAGATTTTATTACTTCTACTGTTGAACTTCAAGAAGATATTATAGAAGCTAATAAAGGAGTTGATGAAGAAATACAAGAGACTAAGTTAACTCAAATGGATTTACTTGAAGATGAAGACAAAGGATATATTCCTAGTCTATACAACATTTAAGTATTAGATGCTTGACTTTGCCAGCAATCTGTGCTATGCTTTTCGGGTTGTTGGCGATCACAAACTTTAACAATACATCTAAGGAGATAGAGATGAAATATACTGAGAAGAAACTTATTAAACTTATCAACGATAAATATCCTACAGCTAAAGCAACACCTTTGTCAGAGTTTTATGATGATGATAATAAAGTTGGGATTTGGTTTAGAGGTAGTGAAAATTATTTAGATGATCATAGATTAGTGTTTGATTATTACTATTTTGAAAACCAATGTCATCCGAATATTGAAGAAATATTGGATGAAGCAGGATGGTTTTATGAGCCATACGATAGTGGAACTATGATGGCATATCCTATTTAGCCTACAAGATTATTGGATAAGCATTAAAAGAGCCTATAAAGATTATAGGATATAATGATTAACTTGCTTATCAAGGGATATGGAGAAACACCAGCGAGAGATAAAATACTAAGGAAACCTGCATGAAACTCCCCCGAACTATACAGACATCATTGCGATTGTATATGTAAATTCCCACTTCTGCTAGTTGATGGGCACAAATTAACTAGCACTTTTATTAACCAACCATAAACATTTTAAGGAGATAGATTATGGCAAAAGTAACCTTTAGAGGATATAATAAAGTAGCGTATACCAACAATGGTAGCGTATCAACAGGTGCTATTGAGTATGCACCATACACATTACAACAGGCTTGGCATAGAGCAAGCACTTTAGGTGTATGTATACTCAGAGCTAGACAAAGTAAATCTAGAAATGAGATTACATCAGGTGCTACATTTAAGGGCTTCCATGATGGAGTATTTTCTTTCTACATACCAAAGACTAATCCTACTCTTGAACCATACTTCAAGCGTAAGGTAGACTTAGGTGCTGATAACAAAGGTATGCAAGTTATGGAAGTTGCTACCAATGTAGATGTGCAAGATCTTAACCAAGCACTTGATAGACTTGACAAGCATTTGAATGGTGGTATATTTACTAGACTATTTACAGCTATTAGATCAGTCTTTGCTTAGTAAGTTTTGTAAGGTGTCCTAAGAAGAGGATGGGACTTAAAGGCACAATCCTGTTTGATACAGTAGTCCATACATAGTATCGGCTTAGATATCATATGAACAACGCCTTACAACTCACCAGTCCCTAGCGTGTGAGTTAATACTGGAATAGGGAGTAGTTGGCAGGTCTGCTTAAAAAACTGCCACTTTAATTGGAGATAATTATGACAAAAGATATTATTTATATTACACTAATATTAATTGCAAGCTTTGGAGGACTAGCTATTAATATGCAAGAAAGACATAAAAGTAGTTGGTGTGATGCTTTTTACAATGAGTTTAGAAAATAATTTTAAGGAGATATTATGAGCTTTACATTAGATACACCTGAGAAAATACAAATGGCTAAATACTTGACTATGAGGTCAGGCTTACAGCTAGAAATAAAAGGTATGAGATTGACAAGAGGATTGTCTTGTTATAAAATGATTAAAGACAGATTTGGATTGAAAGGTAATAAACAAAAAGTCTTAGATCAATTTGAAGACTTACTTAGAGAAGCAGGAGTAAAACTATGAAAACTTTTACAGTAGAATTTGATGAAATAACAACTTATTCAGGAACTATAGAGGCTGAAACTTTAGAACAAGCTGAAGAAATTATATATGATAGAGGTCATTTAATGCCAAATAATTTTGAAGCTTGTCTTGGAGAAAACAAAATAGTATTTATTGAGGAGATAAAATGAGTATAACAACAATGCCAACCATATATCAATTAGTAGACGAAGTATGTGCAAGAGACTTTCCTGTCCTTGCAAGACTATCAGAGCAACGATACAATGACTTTGTAAATATTATTTATGATGATGTCATGGCAGGTGATAGCCCTGAAAAAATTACTGAAGATGCAATCTATGAGCATGTCTTGAACGCTATTGCTAGTGCAGTAAGTTTTTCTGTTGAAACTACTGTTGATTTATTTTACAAGGAGAACGAAGATGAAAACATATGAAGTAAAAGCATATGCACTTAATAAAATTTGGTATGAAGAAACCTACAGCGTAAAAGCTAACAGTGTAGAAGATGCAAAGCAAAAAGTTATTAATTACAGCAAGGACGCTGAACTAATAAACGATCAACAATCAGAAGTTGATGATACTAGATATAAATTTAATATTGACTCAATCAAGGAGAACGAAGATGCCTAACTATAAATTGCTATCACAAGGTAGCACCAAGATAAACAAGAGTAATACTATTCAAGACGAATACTTTAGTAGAATACTTTACCTTGCACCTGATGATTTAGCTGATGGTAAACGAACAGTCTGCCCATATGCTAAAGTTGCTAAGTGTAGTGGTCCATGTTTAAATACAGCAGGCATGGGTAAATTCTCTAATGTGCAACAGGCTAGGATTAGAAAGACTTTGATGTTTCTCAATGAGACAGATAAGTTCTTTGACTTGCTCATTAAAGATATTGATAAGTTTGTAAAGGAATGTGATAAGCTGGGTAAGAAACCTGCACTACGCTTGAATGGCACTAGCGATATTCAATGGGAAGCTCTAGGGGTTGGAAACTTTAAGAACATCTTTGAGATGTATCCGAACATTCAGTTCTATGACTACACCAAAATACCTACTAGAAAAGTATCTCATATATCTAACTACCACTTGACTTGGAGTTATAGTCAAGCCAATGACAAGTATGCTAGTCTGTTTGAGAAAGTTCCATACAACAAAGCTGTAGTATTCATGGATGCTTTACCTAGTATGTTCAAAGGTCTCAAGGTTATTGATGGCGACAAGCACGACATGAGATTTCTTGACAAGACCAATAGCGTAGTAGGTTTAATAGCTAAAGGTGAAGCCAAGAAGGATACTTCAGGCTTTGTAATTGATTTAATAAATGCGAGGGCAATTTGACAGCTAGGTAATTTTATGATACAATACAACAAGATTAAGGTGACAGCTAAAGTAAAAGCTAAACATACTATATCAGATTATTTGATGAAGGTGTTTGATGGGTTGAAACATAATCCATTAGACTTTATAGATGATTGGGAAACCATGACAACAAAAGAACAAGAAGCAGTAATAGATCAAGTCAGCTTGTTTGAGGACAGGATACACAAACTGCTTGGAGTTAAATTTAAGGAGATACACAGTGCGAGCAATTTTAATAAATCCATATAATGAAACAATTAAAGAGGTAGTTTATACTGGAGACTTTAGAGAAATCTATGTCTTAACCGAATGTCAAACTTTTGATTGTGTCAACATTGATGATGACAATACTTTATTTGTAGATGATGAAGGTCTGTTAAAAGATAACAGATACTTTAGTTGGAACGGTAGAAACTTTGCAGGTAAAGCCCTAGTAATAGGAGTAGACTCTCAAACAGGAGAGGATATGGAAACATCTTTAACCATTGAGGATGTTACTAAAGCTGTAGAGTTTCTACCTGAAGGACACAGAGAAACACCTTACATGGAATTTAAGGCATGGAGTTAAGATGAATCAAAAGAAAGTAAAGCAACTGAGAAAAAGAATTAAGCCTATACAGGTTGAATGGTTGAAGTCTTTGTTGCCTGATGAACAAGCTAAGACTATAACTGTAGATAATGTTGAGGGATTACTGCCCGATCAAACTCATGTGTTTGGTAAAGGAATGTTATATCTTTCTTACATGTCAGACAAATGGATTATGAAAATGCTGAAAAGAAATCCACACATTACTACATACGAAGAACTAAATAAACTGGAAAAGACACATGGATGAATATATAATTAATGTTATCATGGATAACAAACAAGAACAATTAAAAACTTATTCAGCTTCTGAAATTGAAGCTTTAGACAGTATGATAAGTTTTAAGGGAGTAGATAAAATTATTAGTATTACTAGGTCGAAAGACAACGAGAGTTGGGATTTTAATAATAATGACCTTGAAAAGCTAAGAGAACTTAGAGGATTAGTCGGTGATGATAAATTAATTTTACAAACATTAAGAGGATATAACTAATGGAATTAATACTAGTAGTAGTTGTAGGTGTTTTTATTATTTCTTGCACAGGGTTGTATATGTATTTGGTTGATAATGAAAAGATAGAACCACACATACCTACACCTGTTAAAAGAGACGAAAGAAAACAAGTCTATCGTGGAAACTTTTGGGATGCAGAGACCAAGAAGTATTACAAGTGGGACGAGTTGATGGAGTTACATGAACAGAGGAGAAAAAAACAATGACAGAGTATAGCGAAAAAGTAGAACAACAACGACACATTCTTGAAGAGGAAGCCAAGCAGAATAAAATAACTATGCTTGAGTATCGCTTTGAGAATGGTAAGATAACACAAGAAGCTATTAAGTATGCTAGTGGCAAGGTGGTTGTTAAGTATGCAGATAAGCGTAAGAAAGACAAGGTGACTGACGGTGGCTACTAAGTGGACAAAAACAAAACACACTTCTGCTACACAAGGCAGAGGTAAGAAGACAAGTCAGGGTAAGCGTAATGTTGGCTTCGCTACCATGAATAAAAATGCTAAGGCTAACTACAAGAAATATCGAGGACAAGGTAAATGAAAGAAAAAATGATAACAATTAAAGTTCCTGAGTCTAAACTTAAATGGATTAAGGAAGAATACAAACTAGCCAAGTGGGGAGTCAATGGTTTGTTTGAGTATGGTGGCATGGATATCAAAGAAGCACACGCACTAGCAGATATTCTTTGTCATGTTAGTGAAGTGTTCCAACTTGAGGAGAACTAATGAATTATATTACAGAGCAATCTCAGTATCAAAGAGAGCTGAGTAAAAATCAATACAGAGATTTTATTAAATACATTGACGATAACTACGATGAAATGTATGGAAACAAAGTAAGTTATACTGTTTGTAAGGACGGAGATAACTTTATAGTCACGCTTTCAGAAAATAGTGTGATAGATTTTGACAATATTTTCAACTAAAGTATTGACTTTTGTATCGAGATAGTGTAGTATAGGCAATTCATGAGTAACCAACATTTCTTACAAGCCCTCTATCTCCAATTAAAAAGGGTTGGTTCAGTCTCTACTGAAACTCCGAGAGTAGTTTGCTCACAACTCTCCCAATTTAACAACTTCAAACTTAATCATAGGAGGTAAATATGATAGTAGAAGGAACTGCGTATTGGGCAAGTATTAAAACACCCAATACAACTTTTGAACCTATGTATACAATCAACCTTGTAGTTGATCAGGGGATAGCAGACGATTTTGCTTCTCGTGGACATAGTGTAAAGCAGATGGATGAAGGTCCTGCTTTAGTAATCAAGAGAAAGGTGAACGGTCCTAACGGTATGGTTAGATCAGCACCTAGACTGCTTGATCAAAATAAGCAAGAAATAAATCTAGCTGTTGGTAATGGCTCTAAGGTTAGAGTGCAATGCAACGAGTATGCTTGGGAATATGCAGGTAAGGCAGGAAAAAGTCTTGACTTACAAGCTGTTCAAATAGTAGACCTTGTAGAGTATAAAGCCGAAGACGGGTCTGAGTTCTTTGATGATAACGAGGAATTTTAATAATGATCGTTACTGTTAAGAACGATGAAGGAGTTGAAACAAACTTTGACATCAACAAGATTGATGATGAACAAGTTAAGCAAGAAGCTACTGTTATTATACAGAAAGTAGGAAACTTGCAAGTCACAATCGAAGCTCTTGACTTTGCTTCAAGAACACATCGAGCTAACTTGGAAAAGTTATTAGGTGAAAGAAATGAAGCTATTGTTCAACCTAAAAGAGCAAGGGATGATGAAGGTAAATTCATTGCAGATGACCCTTCAACTCCCGATATAAACGAAGCTTACGAAGGTGGTAAAGCACCTTCTAAGTAATGTAAATCGGCTAGGTGTAAAAGCCTAGCCACTTTTGGAGATAGAATGCAATTAGAAAAAAGTAAATTTGTTAGGCATAAACTACCCTGTCCTAAATGTGGTGGTTCTGATCCTGTATCAATGAATGAAGATAAGTCTGCTCACTGCTTTAGTTGTGAGACACACTTTGCAAACTATCCGGAAGCATGTAAAGGTAATATAGTGGAAATAGAAACAAAACCAAAGAACACTTTCCTTAATACTTATACAGGTAGCTTCGGAGCTTTGACAGACAGAGATATATCTGAAGCCACTGCTAAAAAGTATGGGGTTAGACGAGTAATAAATCCTAACAACCAAGTCACTCAACATATTTATCCGTTATTTAATGGTAACGAAGTAGTTGGAACTAAGACTAGGTTTGTGGAAAATAAAGGCTTTTCTTTTGCCGGAACTTACGAAGGCACAGGATTGTTTGGAGAACAACTATTCAGAAATACAGGTGGTAAATACCTGACTATTACTGAGGGTGAATGTGATGCTATGGCTTGTTATGAATTGATGCAGTCTAAGTGGGCTTGTGTCTCTTTAAAACGAGGTGCAGCAGGTGCAGTAAAAGATATCAGAGAAAGCATTGAGTTTGTCGAGTCTTTTGATAACGTAGTATTATGTTTTGATAATGACAGGGCAGGTCGTGAAGCTGCAAGGAATGTTGCACGAATATTAAAGCCGGGCAAAGCTAAGATAATGACTTTCCCAAATGGATACAAAGATGCTAACGATATGCTTAGACAGAAAAAGTTCCAAGAATTTATGTCTTCGTGGTGGGAGTCTAAGACTTATACACCGTCAGGCATTCTTGAATTATCTTCTCAGAAGAACGACTGGTTACACCGTGAAGTAAAAGAAAGTATAGCTTATCCTTGGGAAGGATTGAATAAGAAGTTGTATGGCTTGCGTAAAGGTGAGCTAGTAACTCTGACAGGTGGCACAGGACTAGGTAAGTCTTCGGTGACTAGAGAGCTTGAACATTGGCTTATTAAAAATACACAAGATAATGTAGGTATCGTAGCTCTTGAAGAGAATTGGGTAAGGACTGCTGATGGTATTATATCTATTGAAGCTAATGATAGGGTGTATCTTAACGAGAGAAGATCTCAATACAGTGAAGAACAGCTGATCAATTTATTTGAAAAAGTAATTCCTGAAGGTCGTGTGTTTATTCATGCTCACTTAGGTGCTACGGATATTGAAGAAATCTTTTCTAAGTTACGATATATAATCGTAGGATGTGAATGTAAATGGGTAGTGGTTGATCACTTACACATGCTTGTTAATGTATTACATGAAGCCGATGAAAGAAGAGGTATTGATATGTTAATGAACAAACTAAGAAGTTTGGTTGAAGAAACAGGAGTAGGTATGATACTTGTTTCACATTTAAGACGAGCTTCCGGAGATAAAGGACACGAGAAGGGAGTAGAGGTTAGCCTTAGTCATTTAAAAGGTTCTCAAGGAATAGCACAGCTTTCCGATTGTGTTATCGCACTTGAACGTAATCAACAAGCTTCAAATGAAGATGAATCTAATACAACGAAAGTTAGAGTATTGAAGTCTAGATATACCGGAGACACTGGATTAGCTTGTAGCTTGCGTTATAATAAAGAAACGGGTAGACTATTTGAAGTCACCGAGGAGGAAACATTTGACAATGAATCAGAATTCTAAAATAGTATTTGACATCGAAGCTGATAGTTTAAAACCAACTAAGATACATTGTATTGTTGCTAAAGAAGTGGGTGGTCCTATTCATAAATTTCCACCAAATAAAATACAAGAAGGCTTAGAGTTTTTAAAATCCTCTGATGTTCTTATCGGTCACAACATCTTGAGTTTTGACTTGCCGGTTATTAAACGACTGCATGGTGTGGACTTATTTGATAAGAGCATCGAGGATACCTTAGTTATGTCTAGACTATTCAATCCTATCCGTGAGAACGGACACAGCTTAAAGACTTGGGGTTATCGTGTTAATTTTGCAAAACAGGAACAACCTCTAGACTTTGAAGAATATTCATCACAGATGTTGGAATATTGTGCCAACGATGTTAGACTTAATGAGTTAGTTTATAATCATTTACTTAAGGAAGGTCAAGGATTCAGTGAGAAATGTATTAATTTAGAACATCAAGTTGCTAAGATCATGGCTCAACAAGAAGCAAACGGATT